TTTCTTGCAGGCATTTTATCCCGTCTTCTCATTATCTAACTCCCATTCTTCTACCCATAAAACCACCCATCATGGCCTGTTTTCTTTTTGCAAATGTTTTAACATTTGTTGGTTTACCACCAACACCCTGTGCTACTGCTCTTTTTCTTTTTACAGCAGAACGTCTTTGACCTTCTGTCATAGATCTTGCTTTTGCAAGTGGGACGCATTTTGGATATTTACGTTTTGCATCTTTCTTTTGTTTCGATCTTCCACATTTTGAGAAAGAACCATCTTTCTTTTTACTTCCTATGTCCACCCATTTCTGGGCAAACCATTTATCTAAACCGTTCTTAGCCATTAGGAATTCTTTCCGACAGCCTGTCTATTCATTCCTTTTTTACAGATTCCACCACCTTTTAGACCCTGTCTTTTTAATCTAGCAGTCGCTTCCATTAATCCACCTTCAGCTTTACTGCCTCTGAAATCTTTTCTCTTTACTCCAGATGGATCTTTAATTTTACCAGCACAGATCTTGCTAGCATATGCGTTCGCGTATGCACTGGGATATACCTTGAATTTTCTTTTCGCTGCGGCTTTACCTCTAGGACATAGTTTAGTCATTATCTTTTCCTCGCTGTTTGTTTTGCACGTTTAAAGTCAGATGCTTTTGGTGCACCTTTAGCACCTTTCTTACGCATCTTACCACCACGTTTTCTTTTAGCATGTATGTTTGCATATAAACCTGGTCTAGACATTATATAAACTTCTTTTTGTTTTTCTTTTTCTTACCGTTAATTACGCCTCTACCTTTTAAAATATCAGCGAATGTAACTTTACCATCTCCTGTTAAATCAGGAAATTTCTTTTTCTTTTTTGGATTCGGTGATCCTTTTTTAGCCATCATTCTTTTTACTTTATCTTTTTTCTTAGTTTGTTTTGGTCCAAAAACTGCTTGTATTTTTTGAAGGTTAGATTTTCTACTTCCTAATCTTAAACCAACTCTGCCACCTTTAGCTTTTTTGACTAAATCTTTACCTTTTGTAATACCTGATTGTGTAATTCTTTCGCCTCTCATACCTTGAAGTTTTTGTTTTAATTTTTTTGTTTCATTTGCAATATTCTCATTAATAGGGTTAAATTTTTTCTGTACTTCACTTTTAGCTTTAATTATTTCTTTTTGATATTTTGGAATACCTTTAAATTCTGTGCCTGGTTTAAAAGACTTAATAACTTCTGTGCCAGTTGTTTTACCTTGACCAGATAATTTTTGAAATAGTTTAGTAGCACCAGCTTTTGCTCCAGCAACTGCACCTTTAAATCCGTAACTATAAACTCCCATTATTTTTTTCCTCCGTTTCTAAAAATCTGTGTGCCCTTTATACCATAAATCGACGCCACGACAAGGATCCAAAGATTTGTGAACCATGACGGGAGCTGCGAGAACATCTCAAAGAATAATTTTACCTTGTCCATAGCAGTTGGGTCATCCGATATAACAGCGTATGCAAGCACCAACACGGGCAAACTTAAAATTATTAAAACTGCCTCATCCTTCCAGTCTGACTGTCGGGCTTCTAACAGTTTTCCCTGGTAAGCTTCCTCACCTCGGGCCATTTTTTCTGCATGCATTAGTTGTGCATCAGACATTGCCATCTTCGTCCTCTGTTTGTTAGCGTAAATTTTACTTCCTGCAGAGACGGCTAATTTTATTGCCGATAACCACATAATTAGTACGCTTTAGAGTTTCTTCTTTTTTCTGCTAACATTCTTTTCTGACCGCCAACTGGCATTTCAGGTTTTCCTGTAGCAATATAATTAAAAGCTCCGTCTGCAGTCGTTTTAGATCTAGGATCCACCTCGATACTTTGTTCTGCAACCTTAACTTCTTTTATTTTGTCTAGTTTTTGCATTTATGCTCCTTTTTTTACTCCTTTTATAACACCTTTGTTCTTAGATGCATAGAATATCTTTTCACCTCTCTTTTTTCCGTACTGTTTCTTCATAGATTTCATAATTTTTTTACCTTTTTTGTTTAATGGCATTAATTATCCTCCGTAATCACCGCTGCTTGCTTGACTCCCGTCTTTGCAAGGCTAACTCCAGCACGTAATTTTGCTAAATCTTCGTTTTGATCCATTTTATCTTCTGCGATCTCGCCTTGTTGCATTAATCTTGCTCTTGCAAGGTCTTGTTGAGCCTCATCATTGTCTCTTTTTCTCTCATTTTCCATTGCACGTAGGTCAACCTCACGTGATTTTAGTTTTAAAAGAGGATCATTGTCAAATTGTGACGTAATTTTCTTTTCTTCCTTCATATATTCCTCTGTCATCTCTGCAATTAACACAGATTTTCTTGCCTCGACCTGATTTGTAAGCGCTTGAAGCTGTTGTTGCACCTGTGGATTTATAGCTGCCTGTTGTTGCATCATCATCATCTGTTGCATCTGCTCTCTAAACTCTAATTGTACCTGTTCTTGAGCCATCAAACTAATATGTTCTAAAATATTTTTCTGTATCGCTGCCATAACTGCAGGATTATTTCTAACAATGTTGGTTGACATAAAATTTAGGTGAGCTGTAATGTGTGCTCTGTGGTCTTGACCAGGGAAAGCTTGAAAAGGTTTACCAGCTAGTGCATTAATATGCTCTAAACTTGGGTCCATTGGCATGTTTGGTGCTGGTGGTGGTAGAACTGCATCAACATTTTTTACACCAATCGCTTCATACATATTTCTATAAATTTGATACATATTGTGTAGCTGTGGATTTGATGTTGCTATTTGTAATTGTGTTTGTGCAAGTGTAATTCTTTGTGACATTGAAAATATATTTGGATCTGCAACTGGAACAACATCTATTCTATCATCAAAATCTGCTTGTTTAATATTTCTTGCGCCACCAACAACATCATATGGATATTCTGGTGGTAGATATTGTGATACAACTTTTGCAAGTAATTTAAACTCATCTTTCATCGCTGCATAACATCTTTTGTGTATCGCACTCATAACTCTTGAACCACGCTCTAACAATGCAACGGTTGTTCCAACTGCTGCTGCTTGGTTACCATCACCAACCTGCATATCAGCAATGGCCGCGAATCTCTGACCTGCTTGTACAACAATACCTAAAAGATTTAATAATGTTTGTGATGGTTCTTTGTATGGTAATGGAAAGAATGCATCTCTTAAATTACCACCTGGTGCATCAACATCTTTAAATTCACCTGGTTGTATTGGAGCTGCCTCATCTCTAACTCTAACGCCTCTTTGTTTAAATCCCGCTGGTAGGTTTGATAAAGTTCCAGCATCTAATAATTGACGGAGAGCCGCCGTTGCCGTACGACTCAATCCGCCAATCATATGAATGAGTCCAAAGCCATAAAATCCTAGTCCTGGCAGAAATTTAAAGTGGACGAAATATTGGATCTTATTTTTCTTTAGATCATTGGGCGCATAGTTTCTCCGTATGGAGAGCACTACTCGGCTGCCTTCTTCTACAGTTACTATGTAGGGCAATTTTATTCCTGTTGGTTCATTTTGTGAATCAACTTCTTCAAAACCATCTAAATCTAAATTTACATGACACTCTAGTAGAGTATACATAGTTTCTTGTTTACCAACTTTTTTAGTGCCATCTAATTCTTTTTCTTTTTTCTCAACAGAATTTTGTTCTACGTTTCCTGGAGGTGAAAGCTCTACGTCTCTATAGAAACCATTTACTTGTTGTTTACGTAATTCGTTTTCTGACATTTTAATTACATGTATTATTGATTCCGCATCCTCTAAACTTGTTGCTGTATATGGAACTACTAATTCGTCAGCTGGCACAAACTTTGATACGACTCTACCCATTGGTACATCATAATAAACTTTTTTAAATGTTGATCCTGAAAGTGGTAGATGAAATAACATAGAATCAAATTCTGCTTCATACTCTTGCATCTCATCCATAATTAGATAATTCATGTAATCTTTTACACGAACAGCTTGTTGCTCTGTCTGTGGATTTTTAATACCTATTACTTGTGTTCTTACTGGACCATCAGCTGGTAATAATTCTTTATAGGCTTGCGCTTGAAACTGTGTAACTGCTTCAGCTAAAACTGGGTGTGTTGCACCACTTGCTCCTTGAAATGGTTCTGTTCTATTTTCATATTTAAATCCTAAAAGATCTAAACCTGTTTTATAAGATTCCTCCCAATCTTTTCTTGATGATTTATAGTCCATGTAGTTTTGCACCATGTCATTACCAACAGGTTCTAAAACATCATCAGGTAAAAGTTCTGCTAAATTGTCAAAATGATTTTCTGTTCCTGGCACATTAATTGCACCTGGTTCGTAGTCTAATGTTACACCACCGTCTTCTTCTGGTATGACCTCGATCGGTCCTTTGTCTTCTACTGGTTCCTGAACAGCAACATCTTGAATCTCTTCTTGTGAAGGGATCTCTTCTTTGTTTCTAGTGTTCGGGAGTCCTTTGTCTATTTCTGCCATTTAATACTCCTATAAGTTTCTAACACGTTTTAACAGACCTGGCAACCCTTGTGAGTTAGGGCCAGATTCTGGTGGAGGTCCTGAATCTACACCAGCTAGTTTAGCTATACCACCGCCTGCTAGTGATTTACCAAAACCTTGTCCTGTTACATCAGTGCCTAATTGTTCCATTACTCCTCTTATCTGAGGAGCTGTGCCTTGTTGTATATTCTCCAACGTAAAACCTCTTTCTCTATTAATTTTATCTAATTCTTCCTCGCTCGCTCTTCTTAATTCTATTGCCTTTCGTTGACGTTCAGATAAAAAAGGCACATCTTTTGTAAAAGGATTAAATAGATCAGCTGCAAATTTTAAAGGTTGAGTATAAGATTCTAAATCAAAAACAGGACTCAAAAAATCACCAACAGGTGATTTTGTTGGATCCACTTGTCTTTTTCTATCTTCAAAATCTTTTACTAATTGATCTTGAGTTCGTTTTTTAAATACATTGTCTAGATATGTAAAGCCTGTATCTTGATCGGCTGCTTTGTTGCTATCAAATCCCATTTTATTTAAAGTGCCTAAGTAATTAATAACAGAGTCATCTAAGTTTTTATTCGTGTTAACCAAACGATTTTCAAAACCCATTGTTGCATCAGAAGTTAAACCACTTGGATCTTGTTTTCCAACCTCTAATCCATACTCTAATTTTCTTTTTCTATTATCTAATTTATTTATATTTATTGTTTGTTGTAAAAGATTTAATTGATTGTCATCATACCCTAACTCTCTTGCTTTATTCATTAAGTTTTTTTCAAACTTTCCAAAATCTCCAAATACAAACGCTCTGTCAAAAGATTCATCTAAAGGTAGACCAGAAGCAAAATTATTTAAACCGTCTCCTAAAACAAAAGCAACCTCACCACCAATCAATGTTGTTGGATTTAAAACATTACCAGTTACTCTTGCAGCCATATTCATAGCTTTTGTACCTGAACTAGATTTTAAAAATTTAGCGAGTTTAGGATTTTCAGACACACTTTTTAAAAATCCCTTTGGATCTTGTTTAGCTGCAGGGCAACCAGGGCCCTCAGCAAAAAACATTCTACCACCTTTTTTAGCTTTTTTTCTTTTACAAATTGTTTGAATAACTTCTCCCAAACCACCCTCTTGAGATGCTTTAACTACTACATCAGCTACTCTTCCAAATTTTTTATTTTCTAAATTTTTTAAAAAATTTTCTATTTGATTAAGAGGGGGTGATTTAACTGCTAGTTCATCTACATCATTTAGTAATTGTGCATTTGCAAATAATTTTTGTGCTGTTTTTCCTGCAGTTCTTTTTTCGTTGTCAACTTGACCTTGCATTATAGCACCTATTGCTGCTCTATCTTCCTTTGTTAATTGTTTTACAGGTTTATCATATAAACCAAAACCTAAAACATTTGCATAGTTTCTACCATATACTTTTGGTTTTAAATTAAACTCATCTAATTGAAGACCTTGTACTCTCCCACCTGCTAGATCAACTACAGTAGATATTTTTCTATTATTAAATTCTATTTGTTTTCGTAGATCTTGAGGTATTACTTTTAAATCTTTAGCTTGTTTATAAAGTTTATTCTGTTCTGCATATAATTGTTTTAACTTATTCTCAAAAGGTTTGACAGCCTCATTGTTTATTTGCACAATCTCAGGACTATCAAAATCTAATCCTAGATCCATGACATTATATAACTGACCTGTTTTTTTAACTTGATCTAAACTCAAACGGTGAGCCTGTTCTAAAGGTTCACCTTTTTTAAAACCTGCTAAAATTTTTTCAATATTATTATCGGACACTTCTTTTATAAGATCGTATTTTTTTTTATTTGCTTTTTTTCTTATTGGATCAGGATCATCTCCTACTAATTTTAATTTTTTTCTTTCAGCCAAAGCTTTCTCTGCAGCTTTTTTAGTTGTAAAATATTGAACACCTATAAATTTTTCAGGTATGTTTGATATTACATTTGGTTGTAATGCAGCTGTGTTGCCAAAGTTTATTTTAAATTTTGCTTTTTCTGGTATGTTATATAATAATTTACCAGTTGATTTATCTACTGCTGTTCTATCTACGTCTCTTATCTCTCGTATTTTTAAATATTTTTCTCCTGGCGCTTGACCGTAAATATCACCTCTCATAGCGATAGACGCTGCTCTTTCTTTAACTGGAATGTTTTTTATTTTCCCTTCTTTTCTTAATGCAGCTATTCTTTTACCAACCGGTGATGTAGAAAAATTGCCTTCAAATTCTTTTGTTAATTTATTAGCAATAGCCTCTGCACCTAACTTATCATTATTTGCAAGTTCTATTATTCTTTTTTCTATCTCAGGCGCATATGGTTTTCTAAAAGCACTTTTAGTAATACCTAGTTCCTTTGCTTGTTCAACGAATGTCTTACCACCATTATCAAACCCGATACGTCCACCATCAGCCATGCCTGGTGTATCGTCATCATACAAATCAATAGTGGCTAATAAGTTTTTCATTACTCACCTAACATTCTAGCGATACCACCTGATGAAAATTCATCAGCTGCATCTGCTGCAGCTTCTGCGGCTGCATCTGCTGCTTGCTCTGCTCTGATTTCAGCCTCAATAACTCTACCCTCGCCTTTAGATAATTTTGTTTTTTTACCAGTTACGTATTCTTCCATCTGACGAGTCTTGCCTTCTAACATATCATCGACTGTATCAGCTATAACATCCACTGCCTCAGAACCTCCATCAGGATCTGTTGCGTATACTTCTACGTCGTTAGCAACAAATTCTCCTTTTGGTTTTGGTTCTAATTTTGCCTCACCTTGAACAAAAATATCAGCTCTTCCTGTCTCAGGTCCTTTTTTACCTGGTGCAGTGTAATTAAGTGATACCGGTTGAGAGTAATCATTTTCAAACATCACATCAACATTACCATCCATATCATCAACCCGCACACCAGGAACTTTATCATTTGTATATGTTGTGTATATTCTCTCATCAGTATCTACTCTTTTATAATAATCCATATGATCAGGATTGTTTGCTTTGTACTCTGGAGTTCTAGCAACATCAGAAAAATATCTTTCACCTTTGCCTTCTTTAAATGCTTGATCATATTCTGCCTTACTGACCTCTACTTTTTTTGTTTTAAATACATCCTTTGCTTTTCCCTCGTCTCTGAATTTATTTATAAACGATGGAAACCATTCTGGCATCTGTGTTGTGGTGCCTTCTAATTTTGTTACAGGTGTTTTTATTGGAGGAAGATTTTTAACAGTATCTGCACCTTTACCGATATTTAATAGTCCTGTTTTAAGTGCAGCTATGCCTCCAGTAACTCCTGCCGCTGCTTTTAAAAATGCCCTACGCGCCTTGTCTATCGAACCTATTTTAAACCCTGCACGTCCACCTTGTGCAAAATCTTCTGATAATCCTTTAAGTGCCTCATCATAAAGATCTATCTGTTGTCTTTGATCTAAATCATAAAACTCTTTACCAAATTTTTTATCTGCTAAATCTTCTGCAACAAGTTGCGCATTATATTTTCTATCTCCTTTTACAAATCCTGGTGACATATTATCGATCGCATCCTTAACCATTTTTCTATTTCTCATCTTAGCAATATTCTTTTTGTTCTCTGCCTCAATCATATTTTTTATAGTTTCTTCTGAAGACTGCACTGGCGCTGCAATATCATCTTTGCCACCACGGCTACCTGGTGGTGGTAGATCGTCGTCAATTGCTTTACCTCCCATAATCTTAGATCCTTTTGGTATCTCTTTACCTTCCATGTCAAA